TTCTGACGGAATTTCGTTTACGGCACATGTGATTGTTTCAACTACCTGAGCCTTAACAGACCCTACTGGGGATACAGCAGTAGAAGTAATTGTTCCGCTGGTCAAAGTTGCGTATGCGATAGTAGTTCCAGTAACAGCTGTAACTACCCACGTACCATTAGCGGCGGACGATACTTCTGCAACAACAATTGTTTGACCGACTGTAATGTTGTGGGTTGCGCTAGTAGTAATGGTTACTACGTTTGTGCTTCTACTGTAGTTGTTTACAGAAAATGTTTGAGCAGCAGTTGTTCGTCTCAATAGCTCTACGGTTGCATAGTCCACACCAGGAACAGAGCTTACCGCGTTCAGGATATACTGCACCGGAATTATCTCAGAGAAGAATGAGTTATCTTGAGAAACTAACTCTCTAATAGATGCCAGTGCACTGGTTGTGGTAGCAGCCTGCTGGTATTGCGGTAATACACGGACAGTCATGTCAATGTCAATTTCTACATACGTAGGCGGAAGAATAGTAAGCGTAGTGTTTGGAGGAGTTTTATCTAAGAAGTAAGCAGCTACGTTAGTCGCTAGCGCATTAAACGCAGCGGTTGGTACGTACACACCGCCAGATAGAACTACTCCAAGGTCTCCAAATGGCGCAACATATAGAATCACGTTTGTGTAGACAGATGAACTAGCGTTAGCCTTGGCAACGCCCGGTACTTGAAGCGCGAGGTAGGAGTAGTCTTTTAGAGACACAGCCCTAGTCAAAGCCTTCAAAGCTCTTGGGGCGTTTAGTCGAATAGAGTCAGAGGACTCCTCATCCGCTCCACCAATTGCTCCTTCATTATTGCTCACCGTAATTCCTGCGGTGATGTTGGTCAGCATGTTGTCGAGAGTAAACGCTGGAACATTACCGAGAGTTCCATTTCCAACCCTGTATGTTGCGTAAATTGTGGATGCCGTAGGGGGAACTCGGCCACCGATTCCGTCTCCAAATACAACATACGTGTATCCCTCAGCGTCAGTATTCAAAGAGAAAACAGAGTCGTAAGAGTTGTTGTTCAGCAAAGACGAGCTGTACGAATAGTTAACTCCGTTAATTAATACTGAAACGCTAGAGTTAATTACGTCAGGCTCTGATAGTCGGAAGGCCTGGCTAGGAGCACCATTAGATGTGCCAAGCACTTCACTGGAGATAGTCACGCCTTCGCTAGCCAAAACCGTAGCGCTTCCGTTAGTAGCGCCCACTTTAGCGGGTACCGTAACTGCCGAGTCTGTCTCAAAAATGATTTGCGTGTTAAGGCCGTTTACTACCGAGGTGGTTGCTACCTGAGTCTTAGCTGGAACTACTACGCTAGAGGCGGTTGAGTTGCTAAAGGTCAGCGTTACGGATGCAGCTGAGATTGCTGTTGGAACGTAGCCAAGCATACGAGCAAGTTGAAGAAGGCTGTCCCTTTGGCTCGCAGTTGCAATAAAACCTTCGTTTGCAGCTCGGTCAGTGTAGAAGTTCATCAAATCGCCAAGGTATGAGAACAACTCAATCATGACCATGCCTAGGTCAGACGGGTCACGGCTAGTCCAGTTAGGGGCAAACTGATTAATAAGATTAGTTAGGTCGTCCCTAATTGCTATGTAGTCCCTAGAGGTGTAATCTACCTGTGGGATATAATTAATGTTATTATCCACGTGCTATCTCCTGTAGTAAGTCGCCGGTTCTATTGAACAGGGCCGTGTTTAGGGAGACGCTATCCTGCTCTCCAGACGGAAGTGAGTACCTGATTTCAAACTCCATGATGCCCGAATAGTCGTCGTATGTAGGGTTAATCTCTAACAATTGTAGGTCACCGAGCCACTGATTAAAGGCGATAGTGATGCTGCGCTGGGCTATTTCCATGGCCGTTTCTTCGTTCTCAAACACGGTTGTGTGCAAGTCGCTGCCAAAGTCAGGGCGCATAACTCGCTCGCCAAACTTAGTAGCAAGCAGCATAACTATGCGGTTCTTCCAGACAATCCTGGCGTCTGTAGTAGCTTCTATACGGCCTAGTGAGTTAAACCTAAAAGGCATAGCGATAACTGACATTATGAGGCTCCAATCCATAGTGGGAAGTTAGGGTCTCCGCCTTCAAACGAGGCCCAAACAGCTTGAGAAGGTCTGGGTTTGTACTTACCCACCAAATTAAGGGTAGCAATAATACCCGGCGTAGCGGGGCCAACTCCTGCGGCATCAGAGCTGATAAAGGTGTTTGTACTGCTGGCTGAAGAAACAAACTGTATATAATCTCCAGCTTCTAAGTCCAAAATAAGACTGACGGTCATTGTAACTTCAGCGTCATTGCCTGCCAGAGTAATCTTAGTGTTGCTATCCGGTATGTCTGTGCCGTTCTTCCTAAACCATATGTTTGCGGTGCCAGAGCTAGAGTTAGTTTTAATAAGCATGGAAGAAAACTGTACAAAGTAATCTCCAGTTTCTTCTACGTATATTTTAGCACCATCCAGGTAAGTCTTATTAGTATCGCCTTCAACCCAGCTAGTATTAATTACCGTAGCTGTGTTAACTCCGATACTTTGGTCAGCGGTTGTGTAAAAAGTTCCGTAAGGGTAACTTACCTGACTGATAGCCCCGCCAACTGGCCAAGCCCAATCCGTTACTTGTTCACCCATAACTTGTGGGACTATCATCTTTACTCTGCCCAGATTTTTAGGGTCATTATTATCTACAACGACTCCTCTATATAACCCAAAGTACTTTTCATCGTGCGACATTTCGGGCCACCTTAGCTCTAATTGTGGGCGACATAGATGGTTTTTGTGGACGGCTATTCAAGTTGCCCTGAACTGATACCCAGGTATTTTGACGTATGTGCTTGCTAGCAACGTTTGCTCTGTTAGTCCTGCTTACCAAAGAAACAGCGCCTTTTGGTTTTGACTGGTTACCCGCAGACCTCAACACAGTTTGTGGTATTACTCGAGTGCTTCTTGTCCTAGAAGATATTAGTCGAGTAGCCCTAGATGGCGGTGTTATTGGATACTTAGGGTCAGCGGTTTCTCCTAAAGAGTCCGTGCCTAGTAGAAGCCTTGTAGTAAACCTCTGAGCGTTTAAAGACTCTTCGATAACATAATGCTCTACGCGTAGCACTGTCCAGTATCCAGAGTACTCAGTTCCAACACCGGCAATGTATACCGGATGACCTGGCTTAAGACGAGTATCGCCAATTACCTCCGCCTCAGCAGAGTACGGAAAACGACTTTTCTCATCAGCACTTTTGGCTTCTTGAACGGCTGTATTGTAGTTATTTGCAACAACAGCCGTGCTGTGCTTATCAAATAGCTCAGGCTGTGAGTTACGCCTGGTGGGTAGTGAGCGGCGTTGTTTTGTATATTTAAAATATTTGCCTGTCTCAGGGTCTACACCCGCAATAGATATTGCTGACTTGTCCGCCCCGTTATGCGCTAGGGTCTCGCCAATCAGCGGCTTAAATGAATACAGCGGAACAGAGGATTTAAAGCCCGCGTCATTTTTAGCAAAGATTGGCGCTTCATAGATGTACTCTTCAAAGTCCTGAGTAAGTGGCTGAAAATATATAGATGTATTTTCTGCTCGCAAAAAGTACCCGCACTGCTTGGCTAGCTTAACCATAAGCTCCCAATCAGTAAGACCGGCCTGAGAAATCTGCGGGTAAACGCGTGGGTGCGGCGTCACCTTGTACGAGAACCCGTACTTCTTAGCTATTTTTACGATGACCTGGTCTGCGGTAACGTTCTTGTAAACCTCTTGGCTACCCTGGCGCATAACGTAGGATGCCCCAATAATACCGACCTCGGTAAAGTTAGAGTTTGAGTCCTGGTGTCCTCTAACGTCATGGACATAGCCAAAAAACTCTTTATTTTTTAGTTTAATAATAATTGGGCTGCCTGGCCTAGACTTGTTGAGGGCAGCGTTCCAGTCCCTAAAATAAACCCTAGCGTAGTCGTGCTCGTAGTTATGCTGACGGTAGGTAACTTTAAACACGCGCTTAAATTGCAGCGTGCTAGCAGGAAGCTCTACAGAAACATAATTAAACAACTGGAATCCTTAACACAGTTCCGGCTGGTATTTTATTGTGGTCATCAATTTGAGGATTAGCCTGTGCAACAAGCCACCACAGCTCCGGGTACCTATAGAATTTAGCAGCTACCTGGTCCATGCGGTCACCCTCTTGCCAGGAGTATTCTGAATAGGTAATCCGCCCGATATCAGGAAATTGGTAAAACACAACAGGAGCTGCGGTTTCAGGGGAACGGTATGCAAGAAAATCTACAGTAGAGTTCTCGTACCTAGAGCCTAAATAGATAGCCATATTAGTCCTTACTGTGTGGTCCCAGACAAACCGACTGTAGCAAGCAGGTTTAGGGAGATAGTTAAATCACTGCGAATAGGAATCATTTCCTGGGTAAACGAAGTGTGGTTTACCTGAAGATTGGTTACATAACCCTGATAAGAAAGAGGCCCAATGTCTATGTTTAACAATGTAGGCATCAAGAAACCAATATCAGCGGTAGCTATGCCTCGGCTGTTAATCCATTTGTTGCCAACACTTAATGCGTTTTGAGTACCAGGACCAGGTCCATTAATAGCCATATATAGATATTCAATATCCGCTATAGTACCTCGTTGCAATAAATCAACAATGTTGTTTACAAATAGCTCTTCGTTAACATCTGAGCCGCCGAAGAAACTGCCAGGAGCGGCGTAGAAATCTTTAAACCGCCTAGCGTAGTCTTTAGTAACCCAGTTATCTGCAATTACCCCGGTACCAACTTTAGCTATTTGCGTTGGCCTGCCAGTAGCGCCAGCGGCACAAGCAAAGTCGTTTGTTCGGTCAATTCTTATATTAAAAGTAATTGTTTCGGTAGCAGGAAATGCACCAGCAACGGCCAGAAATCGGTCGTTCGCATTAGGGGTCGCCTCCATCTGAACTGCAACACTAGTGCCGAATGTCTCTGGATTCCACAGAAACTGAAAACCGTACCGTCTGGCCTCTGAGTCCTGAAGGTTTAGTTTAGCAGTCTTATCAACGGCTCCACGTTTATCAGAGGAAAAAACTTGTACGGTAGGGTCATTCGCTTTCCACCAAATACGTCCGCGCCTGTATGCATCAGAGACAGGTTTTCTCATCCTGCCTTTATCGCCTGCGGCAAATTTGTCAGGGGCCGGTCGTAGAGGCATGCTCCACTTGTGCGGCGGCAAGTTCCACTTATATTTGTTTGGGTTTTCTGGCGGTGCGGGGATAGAGCCGCCTTGCTCAGCGTAATCTTCAATAACACTACTGGCGTTTGCTGCAGGAACATAGGTGTATGAGCCGTCGGCAAGTCTGTACGGTTTTGTCGCCTGATTGTCAATGACGCTTGAATTTGTTGCAGGCTGCCCGTATATATATTTTGCTTCAAAGGGGCTGTCATACGCAGTTTGGCTGTTATAGTTCCAGCCGTACTTAGTTACTATGTCACCGGGTTTTACGTCAATTGGTAATCCGGCTTCTTTTTGAATGATTGGCGGCGACTGGTAGAAAATAGTAGGCGACACACCAGTGCCTACTGTAGTTCTAACTACTGGTTGGTACTGCCTTTGACCATTTCCATAAACGTAAACTACCTGGGTATCCCTAGCCGCTGTGGTATTAACTGGGCCGCTTTGGGTATCAAAATCTGTCATCGGGTTACCGCCATTCTTAGCTGTTCTTCGTCTGCCAATACTCGCTTGATTTCTCTAGCAAGTTTTTCTTCATTAAGCGCAGTTCCAGTAGGCACGTTAATGTTTACCGTTACTCCACCGTAATTAACTCCAGAGTTTCCAACACTGACGTATGAGCTTCCGCCGATTGCCCCTACGCCCTCACCGCCAGCAGCGTCAGTAGTCGGTGAGTCAGACCACAAAGAACTAGAACCGCTTGTCTGAGACCATAGGCTTTTAGGCTTAGTCTCGGCAGTATCTGATGCCTCCCCTTCATCAGCAGAACTAACTGGTGACGCGCCGCTTAAGAAAGCCGAGGGGTCAATTGCCTTGCCGCTACTTGTTTCAAGACCGAGGTGTAGGTGAGCCCCTGCTGGCCCCTTAGGGTTAACCCCGCCAGAATACCCCGCATACCCAATTAACTCACCCGCAGAAACAGAGGAGTCTTTTCTAGCGGCAATTTTACTAAGGTGAGCATAAACAGTTCTATTGCCGTCTTTGTGTTTAATTCGTACCATGTTTCCGAGGTCTCCCTCGTCACCGGCCTTGACTACGGTTCCGTCTTTAACAGCAAATACAGGGTCTCCAGTGTTTGCCCTAAAGTCTACGCCTCGGTGTTTTCTACTTCTAAAGCTTGCCTGGTTACCAAACTCACCGTGAGTAGGGGTAGATAACTTTCCTTTTAGTGGCGACGATACTCCAGAGCCACCTACGCCCTCACCACCTACGCCCTCGCCTCCAGCTGCTTTGCTGAAAAGATTTCTACCAAAATTAACTACGCTACCAAGGATGGTTCCCGGAGCGCCGCCAAAGGCACCCATGATGTTCTGTCCGCCAGAAGTAAAACCTACGAATACATCTACGGCGCTCTTGAACAGCCCAGTTGCGTCAGCAAATACATTAGCAACATTTGTAAGCATGTCATTTGAGGTAATTACTCCTCTAGTGCCTGCATCAGTGAAGGTGTCAATAGCGCCGTACTCTGCAGCCTTGCGACGTCCAAATGACTGTGTAACTTCTGGGTTAGCGCCGCTTTTTTGTAGAGACTCTTTAGAAAAACTTCCGCCACCAGCTTTCTGATATAGAGCTGCCACAACACTTTGTCTTAGCACAGGGTCGTTACCAAAGTACTGGTTAAGAAGCATGTCAAGCGAGTTACCAGGCTGCAAAGACAGCGCCAAGTCTTCAGCTGTAATTTTTCCAGCACCGGTCTTTTGACGGGTTAAGGTTGACCAAAGGTCATTTGCAATGTCTTCAAACCCGCGCATTAAACCTTGTTCATTTCGAACATTAATGCCAATCATACGAAGCATGTTGACATTTCTAGCCTGGTTCAGTCCTGACACAGCGCCCGCAGCCTGCTCACCGCTTACGCCAGGTGTGAGGTTAGACACAGTGGCCATGCTGTTAAGAACTGTATTGTAGTTCTTCATTCCAGGCATTAGGCCCATGCTGGCCCCGGCAGATACTGCGCCAGCAGCATCCATTGGGTCCATAAATGTTCCGCGGTTCATAAGGGTTCTCATAGCCCCAGAGCCCGCCTGAGTTCCAGGCTGACCAGAATAGAAACCAAAACGACGACGAACTACGTCGTTCATAATCATGCCCTCGACATCAACCGCTTGGGCACCGCCCGCAGCTAGTCCGAGTCCAAGTTGACCTATGTTTGCCTTAAAGTTGTCCCATACTTCAGCTTTTCTATTGGGGGAGACAAATCCAGTAGGAGTAGTGACTTCTAGCTTTCCAGCCCCCTTGCCCTGGAATCCTAGGGAAGTAAAGTCGCCAGAGCCCTGGCCCATAGGTATGTTTGCGGCAGGGCCGATAGGAGGCAGGTTCATGCCGCCCATTACGTCGCCAGTGCCGCCGCCTTTTCCAGTTGCTTTTCTGAGGTTCTTAGCAATATCTTCAGAAAGCTTTTTGGTCTTTTCAAGAACGGTGTTTAGTTTGGCGTACTCTGAGGTAAGGTCAGCGACCAGGCGGACTTTGTTTCCGGACTGCCCGCCGATTCCAAACTTACTCATGAAGTCAGATGCCATGTTATTACCTTCTACTTACCAGTATTTTTTCTTCCAGCCGCTCGCGACAGCCAGTTATTACGTTCTCTGGAAGAAAGCTCTTTAATATCAGAGAGCGTCCATCCAGGGAAGAAACGGGATAATGCTTCGTACTGGTCGAGTAGTGCTTCGTAATCTGATTCTTTATAGACGAAACAAGTCTGCTAACGACAGCGGCATAGGAATGTCCTCTCCGCAAGCCTCGCAGGTCGTCTTCACCTCCCCGAGGCGTGGGCCCGGGTTACGGTCTACAATCTCAGCAATGATGGCCTCTCGGTCAGCCATGCCAAGACCTAGTACGGTTGATGCCCCGAGGGACACCTTTCCGTCTACGGAGTCAACGCAGCCCGCAAGCAGAATGGTGTTTAGCTCTGCTCTGGTCTTGTCGTTGTTCTCCAGAAGTTTCTTTTGCGTCATACCATTAGGTAGAGAGATAACGATGTCTCCCTTGGTCTTTGACTTGTACGTAAAGCTTCGCTCGTTAATTGGGTCTTCAAGATTTTTGTAAGGGATGTCCTTATTCAAATCCACCGTTACATCTAGCTCTGTGGAGCAGCTAGGGCAGGTAAGGTTGTAGTCGATAGAGTCGCCAAATGTTACTTTTCGAATGCCGAGTAGAATTGTGTCTCGGTCTCCGCTTAGCAAGCTATCCAAGTCTTCCTTCTTCACCGTCTGGTCACCGATTGAAACTAAGCCTCTCTGCAACATGGCTACCAGCACTCTGCCGATAGACCCTGCCCTAGAAATGGCCTCTTCATCTGAGCCAGTAAGCTCTCGTACTTCTGCGTACTTGACGAGGCTGCCGTCCCCGGCTATGAAACCGCCGGGGAGCGACACCTCAGTCTTAGACGGTGCTACCGTCTTAATAGCAGGTTTTTCCGGATTCTCGAGTTCGGCTGCTGCTGCGTTTATAGCGTTTGGGTCGCTAGTAAAGTTCTCCATTTAATGCTCCTAGTTAATTCGGGTTTACCTATTAGTTTAACAACTAAAATATTTAGTTGTTTACGAAGCTGACTGACAAGCCCTCGTGTACCAAGGTCATGTCTTCGTACATCAAGTTGTTGTCAGCTGCGCTTAGGCCGCTAAAGTTTAGGCTCGTAATCCATGCGTTGTGGACAATGAACTTCATCTTGTAGGCGGTTGGGCTGTAAGCGTCTCCAGCACCAGATGCGGTTAGCTGTGGTGAGGCTACGATTGGGTGGTCAAGGACAAGGATTTCCAAGTTGCAACGGAAGTTCTTTCCGCCAGAGCCTGGAATACCTTCACCGGCTGCTGCAGTGAATAGCTGCTTCATCCAGTTGATGGCCTCTGACTTTCCGTACAATACGCCTCGCTGAAGCGAAATTGGTTGGAATGATGCCTGACCAGGAACGTAGTGAAGGGTGGTGTTAAAACCGCCTTCACGGTATCCGATACTTTGAATAGACGTGCTTAGACCGGTTACCTGAGTAAAGCCACCGGTAAAGCTGCGCCATGCGCTAGGCTCATTGTTGCTGTCACCGCCAGAAGAGAATGTAAAGTTCACTAGGAACCTAAAATTTCTTAGCGGGTCCGTCTCCAACTTAGAGAAGCGTGAGATGCTGCTGGTTGCCATTTATGTTCCTCCTAGGATACGGTTACAACAGCGCCGCTGTCGTATTGGCTAATGCGGATAACTACGAATTCAGCAGGGCGCTGTAGAGCCACACCGACTTCAATGTTTACCTCACCTTGGTCAATTGACTCAGTAGGGTTGTTCTCTGAGTCACACTTAACAAAGTAGGCGTCAGCAGGAGCTAGACCTCGAAGGCCACCCTGCTGCCAGAAGTCAGTAAGGAATGCCTCTAGTGCTGAGGTAATCTGGCTCCATAGTCTGAAGTCATTTGGCTCAAATACAGCAAATGAAGTCAGGTCAGTAAGCGCCTTGCGTAGGTAAATAAGGCTACGACGAACCGGAATGTAGCGGTCAGCGTATCCTGGCTTTAGAGTACGAGCACCCATTACTACGATGCCTGAACCCGGAATGTAACGGATTGCGTTTACTGTACTGAGCAGCACGGGTTATCTGCGCTGATACAGTGTCGTTCAATGCGTCGATTACAACGAATACGTCTCCGCGTCCTTCTGCATAGGTAATCAAAGCGTTTACGTCAGTAGCGCCAGTTACACCAGGTGCGTTAAGGATTAGAGACGAGTTAACTGTGTCAAACGCAGTAACCCCGGCAACAATGTTTGCTGTGGTAACAGAGGTACCGTTACTACCGCTAGACAAGGCTAGTGGAGTTCCACCAGTGGTAGCTGGGTTATCTAGTGCGCTGTGCGAGTCTCCTGCACTAGAGTCCGTAGCAGTAACGTACTTAGAGGTAGCGTTAATAATTGCAACTGCATAGCGTGGGTCAGTTGTAAGCATGGTTACATCTGGGAATCGCTCTACAGCATACGCCTGAGTTGTTCCGCCGTAGAATACGGTGATGTTTACATAGCCGGTTACGGTAGACTCATCAACTGCAACGTATACGCTGTTACCCCAAGTACCTGGGTTTTTTGCAGCTATAGCAAGAGTAGCGGCAGGTGTGCTGTTGGTGTCATTTAGCGTACGAGTTGCTGCTGCAGCTGTAGAAGACACTACACGTCTAATGTAGCACTGGCTTCCTCCGTTAGCAAAGAACAAGTACACTGCGGTAGTCACATCGTTGTTCGTGCCCCACGAGCCAAATAGGCTAGTGTATTGAGACCACGAGGTAACTAGGGTAGGGGTAACTGGCCCACGGTCAATGGTGCCTACAAAGGCAGCCACAGAGGTAGACGCAGCACCGACAACTGGTGCAATAGCGTTGAGGGTTTCTTCAACGTAGACACCGGGACGTAGGTACGTCATAAGGTATTCTCCTTGACTTTAGTTTTCGTAAATGAACGGGTGTTAGACGATTTGTATTCCAGCTGGGATGTTTTCAGTTGTGTCGTTGATAAGGACGGTTGCGACTTCTCTTACAGACGGTGTCTGAGAAACGCTGCCCTCACTTGTCACTGAAACGGTGAATACGTTTCGGTACAGGCGTCGCCCATCCTCTACGGTGTCTCGTTTAGTGAATTCATCTAGGAACATGTGACGGTATCCCGTCTCAGTGTTCAGGTCATTACGCACAGGCAAGTAACCACGCTTGCCTGGGAAAGCTTTATTTAGAAGATTAGCGATAAGCAAACGGTCGTGCCTCGGGTGACGAGCATAGGTAGTTATCTGGTAGGTAAGGTCCCACGCGATAGGGATTTCGTACCTGTAAGCCTTGTTAGCCACAGGAGTAACAGTGCCCTGACGGTCATTGTCAACTACAACTCCAGAGTGCTGCCTGTAAGTAGCAGGAACTGAGTCAATAAGCTCTAGTGTTATGAACGGGAAAGACTGGTTTCTAAACTCAAGGTCCGGGGTAACATACCAGACCTGAACAGGGCGGCTGGCCACCTTCTCATCTGAGACAGTGAACCCTTGCAGGAAAGACTTTAGGGCAGCGTCTTCGCTAAATAGATAACTCACGGGATTACCCCCTCTGCTACTAGGCGGTCTAGGGAGGTGTCTACGATGTTATTGGCAAGCGTCTGAGAGATGTGGTTAGCAAACTTCCTAAGAACAGGCGCGGCTGGTCCGCCAATAATCCCGTATTCTAGGTCGCCAACTTCTTTTTCAATCTTCATAGGGACTCGTATTCCAACGCCGTCCTGGTCAGATACGACCCTAAGCTGAGAGTAGATGTCCTCAGGCCAACCGGCGGCCTTAGCTACATTGTGTAGTTCTTTGGTAAAGTGAGTCTCTAGGGACTTAATTGATGCGGTTAAGGTTGGTACTATACTCAACGCTTCCTCCGCTGTCTTGATTTACTCAATAGGATATTTGCGGCAAGCGATACCAAGAAACTGGCGGTTCCGCGTGTAAGGTCAGCACTGCCAGCGATACCTCTGGCGAAATCAGCCTCGGTAGGCTCGGAGACCTTTCGTTTCGGGTCTCTAGAAATGCTAGACATTACGTCTCCAATAGAGTAAGCAAGATACAGCGCAAGGGTGGTACGGCTCCCGCATAGAGCCACTCTTAGAATAAAAGAAAAGCCCCGCTTTCGCAGGGCTAATCTAAACTGTTTAAGGCTACTTCTTACCTGGCTTCTTAGCAGGTGCTTTGCCCTTAGGTGCTGGCTTACGATTAGACTTGATGTCCTTGATAATCTTGGCGTCCGAAGCCTTGTCCTCAGCCATGGTCTTTGGCTTTGGGTGCTTTTTGTCTTCTTCTTTGAACTTAGCCTTTTCCTTAGGACTTAGACGCTTAGTCATTTCGGCGTCTTTCTTCTTGTCCTTTTCATCGGTGTACTTACCTTTTAGGAATGCTGGTTTCTTAGCCATTATTTGCTCCCGCCCTTCTTAGCCTCTTTTTTAACTTCGCTAATTCGGCCTTCAATTACTGCGTTAGCTTTTTTTCCAGTTTGACCCTTTACTACGCTACCCTTGTTCTCTGCCGGGGTTCTTTTAAAATCAAAAGTTTTATTTGACCGAGCGTTGTTAACAATTTTAGTAGTTTTTTTAGAGATTGCTCGCGCCTTAGGGCTATCGGTTTTTCCGGAATCGGCTTTGTATGCCGTTTGACCCATTTTCTTTAACTGTCTAGCGTTAGCCATTAGTAGGCTCCTTTCGATTTAGGCCCTTGTGATTTAGGCGCTCCGCCGACCTTCTTTGGACCGCCCTTAGCCATCTTGTCTGAAGCTCTTTCAAACTTAGCGTAAGCGCCAGGCTCTTTTTTAGTGCCGCTAGCCCTAGACACTGCCATACCGGCAGCTCTGGTCTTACGAACTGGTTTTGGGGTGTTAGCCATTAGTAGGCTCCTTCTTTTCCTTGCCACAGGTGCAGTTTCCATTGCACATAATTATTTCTCCTGGTCCTTGATGGCATTGTTCTTTACAGCTGAGCGGGTGCTCATCCGCTTTTCAGCTGCGCTCTTGATAGGGCCAGTGCCCTTAGCAGCAGCTTTAAGTTTTGGTTGAAGCGCCTTAGACTCAGCGTTACGCCGAGCCTGAGCCGCCCTGTTCAAAGGCGAAGGCTTTTTATTTGCCACTCTTCTTCTTGCTTTCTAGTCGCTTAGACATAGCCGCAGCCTTCTTCTTAGCGTCGGCTTTTGAGGATGCTCCCCATGCCTGCAATGATAGCAGAAGACGAGTAGGTTCGCCATTTGGTTTACGCTCTGGGCCAGGGTTTCCGCCCATGCGTGCCAAGAACGAGGCACGGCGAGGGTTGTCCCCAGACTTAACTGGGGCTTTTAGGTCAGAGCCAGGGTTGGCCTTCTCGTAAGACTTACGGCCCTTTTCATTCAGGCCGCCCTTCTTGGCCTTGCCTTCTTTTTTCTGCCAAGCTTCACTTGCCATTTTTCTTCTTCTTTGCTGCGTTCATGTTGTCTACTAGGTTAGGGTAAGGACGACCAGCAGCCTTGGCCTTAGCCTTGGCGGCAGCCTTCTTCTTGCTAGATAGCGGCTTGTCTTTTTTGGTAGGGTCTGGCTTTTCCCAGACCGGCTTCTTATTCATTACTTTTTCTGTTCTATGCGCGAGGCATTTTCTTTAGGTTACTTGATGAAGCTGGCTTTTTATCTGCTGGCTTAGCAGTTTT